AGGATATGGCCTTGTAAAACATAAAAACTTCTGTGTATCCTCAGGGGGTGGTACAGGCAAATCAGCTTGTGCCGCCCTTCTTACTTTATGGTTCCTTTCAACACATCCACATGCTAAAGTTCCAACTACTGCCCCGTCCGGTAAGCAGTTAAAAGATGTTCTTTGGAGTGAAATTCATACTTGGCTTAATCGTTGCAAATTAAAGCCTATTTTTGATCTTCAATCTGAATACCTTTACGTTAAAGGATTTAAAGAATGGTATGCTACCGCAAGGACTGTTCCTAGGGATGGTAGACAGCTTAATGATACCTTAGCGGGTTTTCATGCTCCTCATCTTCTAATCATTGTTGATGAAGCTTCTGGCGTGCCTGATCCTGTGTTTACAGCTCTTGATGGCGCAATGACGAAAGCCAACGCTATGATCCTTCTAATTTCAAACCCTGTTTCTAGCGGCGGTTATTACTATGATACTATTTCCGATCCTGAAGGAAAAGGTAAGAACTTTAAAGTAGTCTTTTTCGATTCTAGGCGAAGCCCTCTTGTTGATCCCTCTTTCGAGGAAAGAATCATCAATCGTTACGGCAAGGATTCTCCAATGTACAAAGCCAAAGTTCTTGGCCTGCCCATTGGAGGTGATGATTCTGTTGTTGTAACTGCTGAGCTTTATGATGAGGTTACAAGAAATAACAGAGAAGTCATGACTGGTCGTTGTATTCTTGCTGTTGATGTTTCTCGAGGAGGTGAAGACCAAACTATCTTTTGCCATCGTATCGGAAACTCTATTGTTCTATGGGAATACTTTAAAATAAATGATACAAACATGGTTGTGGACAAGGTTATAAGTATTTATCAGTCTAGGTATCTAGGAAAAGATTTTTGTGCAATTATTGACGCCATTGGTATTGGTGCAGGTGTTTATGATAATCTTGTTAAAAAGAATATGTTTCCTGTGATTGGTTTCATAGGTTCTGAGAAAGCCTTTCATGAGGAAATGTACGACAGCAAGCGTAGTGAAGGTTATGATAAGCTCAAGAAATCTTTTGCTGACTTGCATTTCCCCTATCCTCCCCCTAAAGAGCTTAAGAAAGAGCTTGTAAATATTCGATATGACTTCTCAAAAGAAAAAATAGCATTAGAACCTAAAAAACGTTTGATTGGTCGTATTGGTTTCTCACCGGACCATGCTGATGCTTTAATGTTATCTTGTATTGTGGATAGTTTTTCGGTAAGATGTCAGAATGGTTATATACCAAAAAGCTCAAGATCATTATTTTTAAGTCTAATGAAACCACAAAGACATGATACAATTTATGGTAAGTTTACAAGGTTTGTACATTAGATATTTGCAAATTACAACTTGCTAGGAGTAAAAAGATGAATATATTTAAGTTATGGAAACAGCCAACTGTTTATAAAGAAATGGATAATATTCTTCAAAAAGGAACTGTGTCTAAAGCAACACGCCCTATGTTAACCGTTAATAAACCTCGTCCTGGAGTTATGGGAGATTTAGGAATAGATCCTCTTAAAACTGGCCTACCCCTTTTAGAGCCTATGCATGAGCTAATGCCACCGGAGGGTCTTAAAGTATACGATAAAATGAGGAAGAATGATCCTGTCGTAGGTGGTCTGGTCCTTTTACTTTCTGCAACGTTAAAAAGGCTCATTTATGATTTCGAGGGTCCTGAGGCAAAAGTTGTTCAAGAAATGCTTGAAAACACTACTCATGGCTTTTCGAGAATCATAGACGAGTTTACATCTGCCCTTTATTTCGGGTATTATTTAGGAGAAGAAATATGGGAGCCTGATGGTTTCGGTGCTCGTCTTATTGACATTGAACCTCGCTATCAGCCTACCATAAATTACATAAATGATGCTAATGGTAACGTTGTTCAGTATCATGGTGCTGGCGTAGCAGAAATCCCCTATTCAAAATGTGTTCATCATATGTTCTTTACAGAGAATCGCAGTCCTTTTGGGATAAGTATTCTCCGTCACCTTTATAAACCTTATTACTACAAGATTTCTACTGAAGCCACCGAAGCTATGGGGATTGATCGTGACCTTGCTGGTCTTCCCATGATGACTGCTCCTGAAGGATTTGACTTTACTGCGGCTGATCCAGATTCTCCAGCATTTAGTGAGGAAGTTGCCGTAACTCTTGATTGGGCTGTTAATATAGTATCTAACATTCGTAAAGACCAACAGCAAGGTATCGTCAAACCTCATGGGTGGGATTTTCAAATCCTTCGTGGTGAGAACAGATCAGAGATTCCGACAACACATATTATAGGTCGTTATAACACCGAAATGGCTATGGGCGTTCTTGCAAACTTCATCTCTCTTGGTGCTTTCGCTACTACCAATAACGCCAACACACAGCTACACGCTACCAACTTTATTAGTGCTTGTGAAAGCTATGCATCAGCAATAGCAAACACTTTTAACAGACAAGTCATCACAAAGATATGTAAATATAACGGTATTAAAAACCAGCCTAAGATAAAGCTTAGAATACCTAACTATGGAGAACTCTCTAACATAGGTAAATTCATCTCTGATCTTGTTAAAGCTGGAGCTGTTATACCAACAGAAACCCTTGAGAAAGCCATGCTTGAGCTTTTAAATATAGACTTTGAGAAAACAGAAGGAGACAGATATGCCAAACCTAAGCAGGAAACTAACAATCCCAAAGAAGACGTATGATATTTATTCTACGCAATATAAAAGAAAGCAAATGCCAAAGGATTGTTTTCTTTTAGTAAAAGACGACAAAAGACTATTTCCTTTTAAAGACGAAAAGGGTAATATTTCAAAGGAGCTTCTTAAAGCTGCTATAGTTACTGGTGTGAAATATGGCTATCCTGAAGTTGTGACAAAAGCACAGAAACTTTTAAGCCTTGGTGAGGAGGTAAAGAAAGATATCCCTTTTCAAATGATTCAAAAGACAACAGATAACGAAGTAAGGGAAATTTTCGGTATTGTTGCTGTACCTAATGAAAAAGATGCTGATGGTGATGAGTACACTGAAGAAGCTGTTAAAGATGCTTGCTATGTGTACAATAAAGATTTTTACAACATTGCCTATCGCCATTCAATACGTATAGTTGCTGAGGAAGCATGGTTAGCTGAAAGCTACATAATGCCCTTCGATGCAGAAATAGAGGGAACAAAGATTAAAAAAGGAACATGGTGTCAGCGATGGTTTATTAAGGATAAAGGGCTGATAAAACAAATAGATAAAGGTATCATAAAAGGATTTTCCCTGGGTGGGTATATCCTAGACTCCATAAACACTTAATCATCTTTTCTGGGCTCCTCAAGGTTTTGCCCCAGTAAGTGCTGGGGCTTTTTTATTTCCCCAAAAATACCTGATTTGACAACCTTCCTCTCAGTCCTTCATTATAATCATACACAAACGGAGGCGTTTCATGGGTAAGTTAATTAAGAAAATGAGAGTTGATGAGGTTAGCTTAGCCGCTGGGCCAAAGAACAAAAAGAAGTTTATCTTACAAAAGGACAAAGGAGGATTAGAAATGGATAAGCTGTTGCAGCTTTTGGCTATGTTGGTAAAGGACTCAGATATTCCTGAAGTTATCAAAGAGGAACTGAAGGAAACTGAACCTAAGCTCGACACAAAGGATGTTCTTGAGATTATCACACAGCATATCAAGAAAGATGATCTTATCAAGGAACTCCTTGGCAAGGACGAGAAAGTTATTAACACCGCAAAAAATCTTGTTATTGCAAAAGATGGTAAGGAAAAGGTGTATAATAGCGAGACTCATGATGTTCTTGAGAAGGATTCTTATACTGTCAAGGAAGACAAGAAGTATCAGGGACTTTCTGAGGACATTCGGAAGGAATTTCTTGAAAGGGATAAGCGGATTGAATCTCTTGAGAAAGATAATATGTCCAAGGACATTTTCTCAAAGGTCAATGATCAGAAGGTAGCTGATTTCTGTATGAGCTTTTACGGTAAGCTCTCCAAGGATGAGATTGATAGCATTGCTGAAAGATTCATGCAGATGCAGAAAACCATCAAAGATCTTGGGGCGAAGAAGGGATCTGATGATGCTGTCATCAAGGAAACCGAAGAGAGAATGGTTTCTGGCATTGAAAAAATCATGAAAGACGAGAAAGTTTCCTATGCACAGGCGGCTTCAATCTGGGCACAGAGAAACCCTGAAGCAGCTGCCGCATTGGGCGACTAATAAGGAGGTAAATCATGTGGACACAGTATACTGAACAGCGAAACGTAGTTCCCTCAGTCACTTTGGTAGGGCAGGAGGGCAGAGTCGTAGGTTATGACGGCGCTGTAATCACTCAGGTCGGCCAGATGGCGATGGGAGTTGTTTATTACGGAAAAGCGGCAGGTCTTCCGTCTGAGATTATTGTAAGAGGCCATTGCGAAGCTTACTGTGATGGTAATGTAGGAGCTATTTCTGCCTACGATCCTCTTACCCCGAATGGCTCAGGTTCCCCTAACGGAACCGCTGCAAATGATGGCGTTTTTACTAAAGCCACTCTTGGCACTCACCATGTTCGCGCTGTTGCTTTAGAGGCTTGCACTAAGGCGAACACAAAGATTAAAGTAGACTTGCTGTAAGGAGGTAAAAAATGGCACATTGGTCAGACGTAATTGCTCCGGCATATGTCAGAAACGTAGCGAATCGCTACATGGTGGATAATCCACTTGAAGCTTTTGATATCTTCCCTGCGGTTCCTACGACACGGCTTACTGGTTATTTGGCAAAGTATGATAAATCCGACTGGTTTAAGGTTGGTAGTGTAGACGCTTACAGACGGTCGGGAGCAACTGAGTCTGCTGGCGACGACTTCGCAACTGACAAGCAGGCTTACACCATCGAGGAATTTGCCTTCCATAAGGATGTTACTGAGGATGATAGGAATGAGTATGACAACCCCTATGATCCGATAAATGATGCAGTTGATTTCGTCATGAATCGGCTTTCGAGGGTTCTGCTTACTAACCTTATCGACACTTATCTTGCCACTGGTGTTTGGGCGAACAATATAGACCTTTCGGATAGTGGTTA